TTTAGTGTTACTGCTAATACGGAATACACGGTTACAGTTGGAGCTGGTGGTTCCGCTTCAACAAACGCTGTTGGTGGAACCGGAGGAAACTCTGTTTTCTCTACCATCACTTCTAATGGCGGTGGCGGTGGGGGTGGCGGTTCTGCCCCTGCTACTGGGGCAAATGGAGGTTCTGGTGGTGGTGGTGGTGAAGTTGGAAACGCTTCATACGGTGGTGGGACTGGAAACACTCCATCTACTTCGCCATCTCAAGGCAACAACGGCGGTGCGTCACTAGCAAATTCTCCATCACAAATTAGAGGCGGTGGAGGCGGTGGTGCGTCTGCGGCTGGTGCTACTGGAACAGCGTCTGGAAATGGTGGTAACGGAACCGCATCTTCAATTACAGGAACTTCTGTAACCTATGCTGGCGGCGGCGGTGGCGGTGCTTTCTTTTCTGGTGCGGCAGGAACCGGAGGAACTGGCGGTGGCGGTAACGGAAATGGCAGCGGTGGTGCTACTGGAACAGGAACCGCTGGTGGCTCAAATACTGGTGGGGGTGGTGGTGGTATAGCTGGAAGCGCAAATCAGTCATTTGCCGGTGGTTCAGGTATCGTCATCATCAAGACCAATCAATAACGAGGACAAATGGAAACCAAAATCTATCGGTTGTATGGAATCGACACCGCAATGCACTTGCTAAGACCGGGTGCAAAGTGGGAAATCTCAAACACTTATTTTTCCCGTTGGGAAGACCCTCGGCCCTGCCCTACTTGGCAAGAGGTTCAAGACACAATGGAAAAGATTAAAGCGTTTGAGGATTCCATCAACACGATTTGGTTGCCAGAGCAGATTGAACAATTAACGGGTCAGATGGAAATTCAGAAACAGGTGGATGCAATCATTGAGGAACAACGTGCTGCATAACCTGTTTCCCACACCTGTGGGTATGTATAAGTTAGACCGTGACCTGTCGGCCAAGGAACTATCGTTCCTAAAGAATCAGGAAACACGGTCAAACACGGGCAACACGACCAGCACCAACAACACGATTCTTAAGTCTAAAGAATTGACCCAGTTGCGGGACTTTATTGAAACCAAGGTGTCGGAATACTTCACCACGGTTTACAGCCCCAAGCACAAGGTCAACCTCAAGATTACGCAGTCGTGGACCAATTACACCGAGCCTGGTCAGTATCACCATAAGCACGAGCACCCCAATTCGTTTGTGTCCGGGGTGTTCTATGTTCAGGCCGATAAAGCCAAGGACCGGATTTACTTCTTCCGCAATGGATACCAGCAGATTAAGTTTCCACCTGCGGAATGGAATGTCTGGAACTCGGAATCGTGGTGGTTCGAGGTGGGAACGTGCGACTTAGTGCTGTTCCCGTCAAGCCTGACCCACATGGTGCAGACCGTAGAATCTGACCAAACCCGCATCAGCCTTGCATTTAACACTTTCCCCGTTGGAAATATCGGGGAGGAATTAGATTTAACCGGACTTCAATTAGGAGAACTCGATGGCGCATTTCGCTAAAATTGACCAGTATGGCTACGTCACCCAGGTGATTGTGGTCGATAACAAGGACACATCCGATGCCGGTGGTGTCGAAAAAGAAAGCATCGGTGCGGCTTTCTGTGAGCGCCTGTTCGGTGGCACATGGAAGCAGACCAGCTATAACGGCAACTTCCGCAAGAACTACGCTGGAATCGGGTTCAAATACGATTCCGACCGCGATGCGTTTGTGCCGCCTAAACCGTTTGCAAGCTGGGTGCTGAACGAGCTCACCTGCCAATGGCAAGCGCCAACCCCGATGCCGACCGACGGCAAGATGTATTCATGGGACGAGGCCACGACAAGCTGGGTTGAGGCCGCATAATGGAATGGCAGACCATCATTAACCTTATCGGCGGTTCAGCGTTGGCAGGGATTGGATGGTTTGCCCGCCAGATTTGGGACTCCGTAGCAGAGTTGCGCCGGGACGTCCATCAAATTGAAGTTGACCTGCCTTCCAACTACGTCAAGAAAGTGGACATCGAAGTTCGCTTTGACCGGCTAGAGAACATCCTTGAGCGCATCTTTGACCGACTAGAGACTAAAGCCGACAAATGACCACGGTGGCCGCCAAAGTATCTACGGGAGAAATCGCCGCAGATAGTATGGTGAGCGGCGACGATTCCTTCTACCTCGTAGAGAAACTTCGTCAAGGAAAAGCCTCTGTTTATGGGGCTTGCGGAGATTGGGATAAGATATTAAAGTTCTATCAGGCGTTGGAGAAGGGTGGTGACCTGGACTCTGACACCGATGTGACGGTTCTTGAACTCAGAAGTGATGGCATTTGGATTTACGAAAGTACCATCATCCCTGCGCGTATCAAGAACGACTTTTGGGCTATTGGAACAGGAGCAAACTACGCAATCGCCGCCATGCACTTGGGATTATCTCCGGTGGAAGCGGTAAAAATTGCCTGTATGTATGACACCAGCTCCCATGAGCCAATAGATGTTCTGAGATTACCGAGGAGAAGTCGTGGCAAGCCGAAAACTGACGGATGAGCAAATCATCGAGGCGTTCAAGCGCCTGGGAAGTCCTAAAGCCGTTGCAGAAGAATTCCAAGTTGACCAAGTCAACATTTACCGGCGCAGAAGTAAAATCCAAGAAAAGTACGGGATTGTCCTTCCGTCATTCAATGCCAAGCAGGAATCTGTCCTAAAGACCATCATTCCTGATAACCGCCGCATCCTAGAGCACACCGTTGAGAACGGGCACGTTTTTATCGCTTCCGACTGCCACTACTGGCCAGGGGAAGTCACCACCGCGCATCGGGCGTTTGTAGACCTCCTGAAAGAATTTAAGCCCAAGACCATCATCCTCAACGGGGACGTCTTTGACGGGGCCAGAATCAGCCGCCACGAGCCGCTGATGGGCACAACCCCTCCTACCCCCAAGCAAGAGATAGAAGCCTGTCAAGACCGCTTAGACGAGATTCGCAACGCCTCCAAGAACGCACGTTGCTTGTGGACATTTGGAAACCATGACGTTCGACTGCATCGCTATATTGCGGTCAACGCACCTGAACTTTCGGACGCCATGGATTTGTTTGATTACTTCCCTGGCTGGCATACCGGCTGGAGGGTGGACATCAACGAGCAAGTGATTGTGAAGCATCGCTGGCACAACGGGGTTCACGCACCCTACAACAACACCTTGAAGGCCGGAAAGACGATTGTGACCGGCCACCTGCACAAACTCCAAGTCACTCCGTATTCTGATTACAATGGGCGTCGTTATGGGGTGGACACCGGGACGTTAGCGGAGCCCTATGGCGAGCAATTTACATACTGTGAGGGCAATCCTGTGAACTGGTGTTCGGGATTCGCTGTCCTGACATTTAAGGATGGTATGTTACTGCCTCCTGAACTATGCGAAGTCATCAACGGGGCGGCTTACTTTCGGGGAGAGAAAGTATAGGAGAGAATGAGTGATTTAGTATCCTCGGCAAAGGGCGCAGCGCAAGGCATAAAAAGCGCCCTGGCCGCCGGGAAAGAGATTGAATCCGTAGTATCCGACATTCAGAAACTTGGGGTCGCCGAACTCCAAGCAAAGCAACAATTCCAGCGTAAGCAACGGGTCGTCAAAGGCGATACCACCATCCTCACCGCGTTTGCCGAGTGGCGACGCCTCAAAGAAGTGAAAGAAGCCGAAGAAGATTTACGCCAGCAACTCATCCAGCGGTACGGGAAAGAGAAGGCCGAAATCGAGTGGAAAGAAATCCAGACCATCAAAGAGCGCCAGATGAAAGAAGTCCAAGCAGGGCGCGATGAGTATGGACGGGACTTAAAGAAGCTCCGAGAACTCAAAATCGTCTGCTTTGTGCTGTCGTTCATCCTCGTGACCACGTATTACATCTTCAAAGGACACCTGTAATGCTCTCCTTGATTTCCACCCTAGGCGGTCTGCTCATCTCCGGTCTGCCCCGTGTTTTAGACTTCTTCCAAGACAAGGCCGACAAAAAGCAAGAATTGGACTTGGCCCGTATCCAGACGGAGCGGGAACTGGCATTGGCCGAGCGTGGCTTTATTGCCCAGCAAAAAGTCGAGGAAATCCGCACCGACCAGATTGCCATGCAGACCGAAGCCCAGATGCAAAATGCGGCTCTGGACCACGATAAAAAGGTCATGGAGCGGGCTTCTACGTGGGTGGTGAACTATGTCGGAACGGTGCGCCCCACGGTGACCTACCTGTTCGTTCTCGAGCTCATTGCCATCAATGCGTGGCTGGCTTGGAATATCTTTCACATGCCGCACCTTGTGGCCTCCACGGGCGACTTGGAAAAGGTGGCCGAACTCATCTTCTCGTCCGACGAAATGGCCATGCTCGGGGGGATAATCGGATTTTGGTTTGGAAGCCGAGGGTGGTCTAAGAAGTGATGGTATCACCCAGTGCAATAGAAATGATTAAGCACCATGAAGGCGTCCGCACTAAGCCCTACCGCTGTCCGGCGCTGTTGTGGACTGTGGGTGTTGGCCATGTTATTGACCCCAATCATATTCGGGTGAAATTTGATGAGCGCAAAAATTTACCCATTCCCGACGGGTGGGACAGAGTATTATCAATGGCAGAAGTCAATGATATCCTCGTGCAAGACCTGGCAGGATTTGAACGGGGAGTATTACGACTTTGCCCTCAAAATCTTACTCAAGGCCGCTTCGACGCCTTGGTATCTTTTGCCTTCAATGTCGGACTCGGTAACCTGCAAAGGTCAACCATCCGAATGAAGCACAACCGTGGCGACTTTGATGGCGCTGCGGAAGCATTTATGGCCTGGACAAAGGCCGGTGGGAAAGAACTGCCGGGACTCGTTAAGCGTCGGAAGGATGAGTCTGCTCTCTACGCATCCGAGCCAGCTCAATAATCCGGTTTTTCAACTCCATCGTCATTGAATACCCGTGCTTGGACTCAAACTCGTCCAGCCACTTTCTCCTCTCCTCCTTAGTACGCTTGGCAAGGACGTGCCGCGCTAACCCTTCCATCTTGGCTTCGTGTTCGGATAGCATAATTTCCCTCATCTCCGATTCCGTAGCCGTAAACGTACCGCGATTAACCAGTCCGAGCAAATGTTTTATGCAGCGCTTTTCTGGCGGCGGTGACGGCTCTGGCGGCGTCAGATTTGCGAACAAATCGTCCAAGGTAATACCTCTTATAGTTGGCGCAGACGTGAGCCTCGTAAGCCCCGTTTGCCCGCTTGTAAACGCCCTTCACGTTCGTGCTGGTGGTTCTCAGTCGGCGGGAGTTCCAGCGGTTCTCCATCTGCGTGGCAGGGCGTAGATTGCTCATCCGGTTGTCGTCCCGAATCCCGTTCTTGTGGTCAAGGGCTTCCGGCATCCATCCCCGGTGGTACATCCAAATCAGGCGGTGGGCAAAATAGTATTTTTTCGCTATCGCTATTTTTCGATACCCACGGTTCCCAATGCACCCGGCCACTTGATAGGCGTAGCGCCGGTTCCACATCACCCAGGTGCAATGCTGGTTAAAGTCCTCCCGTGGGCGTGGCTTCCAATACAACTTCCCGCGCTTATACGTGA